TTTTTATGCCTATTGATAAGTATAGCAGTTTCACCAATAGTATATGCCTTTTCTCTTTTCTTTTTAAATTCCGCAATAAAACAAGTTTCAATCCTATCTTTATTTATATTATAAAGCGCAACAATTCCGTCTGATCTGTTTCTGTGATGCACCTTAACTAAATCATTATTTAAAAACCAAATAGTTTTATTACCTGAAACTATAGCGGACTGATTGTAGTTTTGGCCCTCAATATTTCCTGTTGTAGAATCCATGATCCCTCTTTACTGCTATCTGGTGGATGGTAAAATTTTCTTTTACCACAAATTACACAATACACCTCTATATGTTCTTTTGTGCTGTACTGCCTATCAACAAAAACAATACCACCACATCTTAAACATTTCACTAAATTGGTATTCCAATGGCAAGAACATTAACGTCAACAGTTGCTACTCCAGTAGTGTCAAACCTTACAAGAAATGATGCACTACTATTTGAAACTTTAGTAATAACAACTGAAACATTTTTTCCAGCATCAGTGTCTCCTGTATTCCAAGGTGTTGCTACTATGATTGGTGGATATTTAAAATTATAATTAATTAAAAATGATTCCTGTGCTCCAGCAGTTGTAATATTTAATGATGTTGCAACATTTACTGTAGCACCTAAAATGCTTGCTCTTCCAGTTCCTACCGTATTGCTTACTCCTGTTTTATCATTTTTAATTTGTGTTACGCTTTGATTAGTTCCAACAATGTCACTTAGTTGGTTAACCGTTTCAACTAAGTTATACACGTAAGAAACATCTAAGGGTTGCCCTCTTTGTGGTACTGGTATTCTTGCCATTATTCCTCCATTATATCATTTAACTTATGCTACGGTTGTTAACACAGACTCAAAAAGTTTTAATGAATTACTTTGTGTTTTTAAAATTCCTTCTGGTTGAATTGTCACTCGTACATTTATTGTTCCAGTATTTGGAAAGGTATATATATTTCCAGTTGCTGTTCCATGATATGAATAAGATGCTGCATTATCAAATTTAACAAAAACATCATATCTTGGTCTTAGGTTAGTATCTGTCCAGGAAACAGAGAAAAAACCAGCAGGGGCTGCTGTAACTCCAACTTTATTTACAGTAATGGATGCAACAGTACCAGTTGTAGTAGCGGTTGCAACTGTACTTGAACCAATAAGAACTGTAAAGGTATTTGTTGTTGGAACAGTTAGGATTGTTTGCGCTCCAGTAACGGCAGCGAACGGAGCCACTGTGTTAGAAAAAGTAACACTCTGGCCAACACTAAGACCGTGTGCAGATGCAGTAGTAACAGTTACGGTGCCAGAGGCAATTGCTAAATTAGTGATAGATGTAGCAGGTGCTGGAATAGTATAAGAATCAACATAATAAATTGAAGACCATGCAGAAGTCCTGTTAAAATCTTCAGAAACAACTCTATACTTTATAACATGTTGATTAAAACTATTTACTGGTGGTAAATCTTTGTTTAATAATAAAGATTTTTTAATGTTTTTATCTACCGTCATTATACAACATTTCCAATATCTAAAGACATTCTAAACTCAACATAATTATTTGTATTTGGAGATTTTTCAATTGGTTCTGCATTATTATTTTTAACAACGGTATACCCAACTAATCCATATAAAGGATTAGTAGTACTTATATTTTCAAATCTAATTGCATCAAATGCAATATAGTGAGTGGCTACAGTATTTGAAGAAGTTACAATACACGAGTATAGTTTTACAGATGTAATAGATTCCCAAGAAAATCCTTCTTGTTGCGTAAAATCTTGTAATGTTTTTTCAACTACAAAATATCTATTAACATCAAAATCAATTCCACCTGCTCCTTGAACCAAATCAATCAAACATCTTGCATACTTATCATTACTAGTAAATTCTAAAATAATTTTTAAACTACCTGGTTTTGCGTAAGTACTTGCAGCATCTTTGTTTACAAGAGAAAATGCAATTTTAATTTTATCTAATAATGAATTTTGAGACAAGTTAATATTAAGTCCAGTTTTTGCTATATAGTTTTGGCCATTTGCGCCTGGTGTAAGTGTTGTAACATTTGTAACATCCTTAATAGCGCTATGAGTTCCTTTTACCAAAAGCATATTATTTAAAAATCTACATCTTTCATTTTTTGTATTTCTGTTTGTTTTATAAAAAATTCTATTATCTGATGCTGCTTGAAATACATTTTCTGTTGTTGAAATAATACTGTCATTGTTTTCATCAAGTGCTGAATTTATTGATGGAATTGTTTTTAATGTAGTATCAAAATATTGCCATTGCTCTTCTTCTGTGAACAACAATAAATTTCTACTGTCGAATCCTGAAGCAGATGGATTTCCACCTGCAGAGTAAATACCTATTTCTGTAATTTCATATCTTTCTTGTGTTGGAAGTTCTGCAGTAAATACTATTTTATTAACATTGTCTTCTTTTACATACCCTCTTGAAGAAATTGGAACCCTAAACATTTCAAAATTTAATGATTCTTTATCTGAATAATCTCCATATGGGTCGTCTACAGTTGCTAATGGTCTTTGTCCACAACCAAAAGCCATATAAGATGCATAGGCAGGTGTTGTTCCAAGCAAGTACTTTGCTATAATTTCTTTTCCTTTATCTGTTATCATGCTTCATCAACTCCAAGATCTGTTTCATATATTGTACCATTTTGCAATGTTTGAATTTCAATGTTTTCTCCTGGATTTAAGTTTATACTTTCTATTACTAAGTTTCCAGTAGCGGTGTCAATATATACATTTGTTCCTAAAGGACCATTTCCAACATTTGGAATTTTTGTGTCTAATTTTATAGCAAAATTTAAAAAATATTTGTCAGATGTATTTTGAAGGGCTAAAACACCTTTGGGATCTAAATACCTTTGTATTTCTGCCATATTAATAATTGGCTGATAGTTAACATTTTCAGTATTTAAGTTTGCATTATTTGTAAGGGACAAAAGGACAAGGCCATTAAGTTGTTCAAAATATAATGATTCAATCATTGGTGAAAACGTTGTTTTGTTTAAAATATCAACGTATTGAGGTGTTGCTATTTTAACTGGTGACGTTGATCCTGATCCCACTCTTAAAAATGACTCGCCTCCACCAGTTGGATTCCAAGGAACGGGTGGCGTTGCTTCTATAGATTTTATACCTTGAGCCTGTTCCATGCTAATTGGTCCAAGACCTGGAATTGGAACTGACCAATCTTCACTTAAACCATTTTGCATATATTTAGTCGTATCTAAAAGTTCTTGTTGCCAACTTTCTATTTTTTGAGGAGAAGAATCCATCATTCCTTGCATATCTTTGGTCATGTCTAACCATTCTTCTTCCCAAGTACCCATATTACACCTCACTCAAATAAACACTCATGCTTGGTCCATTATTATTTCTTAAATACTCTATGTTGTAAACAACAAATCTTGAATTAGAAGATGTTACAAGGTCTAATCCATTATTATTTTTATAATCAATTGAAACAATATCTCCAAGTTGAATTGTGGGATTTGCAAAAATTTCTAAACTAATTGCTTTTTTTGGAACCATTAATTTATCTAATAGCCATCCCATTAAATTTTCTGCATCTTCTGTAGTTTGTATATATTGTGAGTTTACAGCAAAAGCACTTTTTCCATAGTTCATCCTACTTAATTTAACATTGTCGTATTTTTCTTTTTGTATGTTTGGAGAATAAACTTCACCATCACCTTTAAGTTCTGGGTCTGAAAAACTTGATTTCTTTTTAAAGTAATCGTCTACTGTAAGTTCTGCAGTACTATCACTTGTAAATGCAATACCTGTAATTGCTAATTGGTTTGCTAAAGTATTTGAAGCATTTGTATTTAATTCTAACATTGCATCTGTGGCATTAAATATTAAAAATTCTGCTCCATAAGCATTTGCTTCAAATCCAGAAATTGTATATTCTTTTATTGTATCTGGCCTTGTTAATATTTTAGCATATAACGCTGGGTAAGCATTATCAAATCTTGCATTAATGTATGCACATTCTCTCATTATAGTTCCAAATTCTTCAAAGTAAATACTATAGGCTGGGGGAGTTGAACTACTTAATCCAGACAAATAAGATTGTTGTAAAATTCCACTCAATGAATATTTTTTTAAAGATTGATTAGCAGTAATTGGTGTTGATGAAAAAACTCTACCAACTTGATCATTTACTATAAAATTAGAATTTTGTGAATAGTTGTTGGTTAAAGCATAAAGATTTTCAAACATACATTTAGATGATCCTCTAACAAATAAAGCAGTATTTTGATATGCAAGAAGTGGTGAGTTGTCATCAACTTGACCAATTAAAATATCGTTTAAATATAAATAAAATCTTCTTACGTTTTTATTAGCCAAATCTTCATACTCTACTGCTAAATCATATACTGATGGTTGTGATTCGTTATATTTTCTTGATATTCCCACAAAATCACCAGAATCATAAAGAATATTGTTATGCCTTGTATTAAACAATAATGTTGGTATAGCGTTTGTTGCTCCAGATCCTTGTTCAATCTTATAAAATATAACATTTGAAATTTTTTCGTCACCGCCATCTAATGCAAGAATTTCAAAATAATATCCATTATTTGTTTCTGGATTAAGCAAAATTGCAATTCCTCCAGAGTTTCCAGATATAACAACATTTTGTTCTGGCGAAGATGGGTTAGTTTGATAATATGCCATTCCTGAAAGTGGATTAGAAATAGATACCACATTTCCACTTTGTGTTTTTAATTCTCCGTCGTCTTTGCCAACAATACGCATTCTTGTTCCAAAATGTTTAAATACCGATTGGTCTAATGTTTTATAAACATAAGATATATGATCAATTGGCTTTGGATCTGTTGTAATAAAATCTTTACCCTTAAAAACAAGTGCTGATGATTGCACTAATCCTTTATTTTTAACAGGATCTATAACACCTATAGCGCCTCTATCTGTTTCTGTTAATTGATAATTTGATAAAAGTCTTTTAATTACACCATTAACAAGTGCTGAATTAGCAATAGTATTTGAAATACCAGCAGCACCAGCAGAAGTAACTCCAGCAAAAGTAGTATTTCCAAACAAATATTTAGAATCCATCAAACAACCTTTACGATTAGTAGGGGTAGTCCAATATGAATCTATTCCTGCTTTGTGAGAAGTAATGCTTGTTCCAAACTGAGCCCTTCCATGTTTTGCCACTGCACCATTTTTCATTTTTGTAACCCCAGAAATTGTTTCATAGTAAGGTTCTGAGTATATTCTAACCTTTCCAGTTTTATACATTTTCCCATTATATTTTAATTTATTTAAATAATTTTTATATTCGGAATCACTACTTACCCATACATTTCCAATTCCTTCAACAAAATATTGAACTGCATCGTATTTAATAATTTCACCATTAGCATAAAAATATCCTTGCTGTCTACTATTTAAATAAATATTTTCTCCAAAATCAATAACGTTATTTATAAGTTGGTTATTAACTACGGTTGGTGCTTCTCCTGCAAGCAATGAATTTAATGTAAGTGCTGATAATGTAAAACCAGTTGATTTTTCACTTGATTGTTTTAATTCTTCATAATTTGCAATTGTCCAAAGTAGTGATGGATTATAAACCCAAAAGAAATTTTCCTCTGTTTGATTTGTGTCTTCTAAAATTGATGCGGGTACTTTATCAATGTATCTTGAAGTATAAGTAATGCCTCCATCATTATAAATCTTTTTATCTTCAGATTTAATTTCAATAATATTAGGAAGTTTTTTACCAGTAATAAGTTTATTTTTAATTACCCTCATAGAATTTTCTGAAAGAGATGGACTATTTCCACCAAGTTCGTCCTCCCAAAATGCGGTACTAAAAAGTCCACCATCAAAAAATTCTTCTGTAGTATTACTATATGCTCCTGCATCTTCTGAACTTAAGTCTATACCTGTAACAAAATCATTTGTTTTTGATCCAATAAAAGTAGCATCTATTGGTCTTTGTGTTGATGTTGGCATTAAATAGTTTTTGCTCATTGCAATAAAATTATTATATTCATCAAAAAACATTGCTGTTTGTGTTGATACCGCCAAATTATTTAATACTTCTGCAACACTTTGATCTGGTCCCACAAAAAAATATGGAATAACTGGATCAAGTTCTCCTTCTATTCTTTTATAAATATAATTACTAAATCCAATAGAATCTAATAAAATAGATATTGCATAACTTACGGATATATTTGTAAGAAAAAGTTTTGGAGCAACCATTGATTCAAAATAAAAATAAAAATCTCTTAACTGTAAAGATATGGTTCCACCAGTTCTATCTGCCTGTGGAAAACCTTCTGAATATAAAGTTTTGATTGGAACGCTATAATCATTTCCAGAAACGTTTAAAAATGTTTCATAAAAATTAAACTTAATATTTTTTGTAACATACTTAGAAATAATACTATTTGTATTGTTTTCATTAAATGCTTGGTCATCATCAAATATTGAGATACTTCCAGTAGAGGCTAAAAGTTGTTCTACTGGTAGTGATGATGATCCAAGTCCAGCCGACATTTTAGTTACTTTATAATCTATAGTTTTATTTGATATGTTTGCAACTAATCTTGGTGACATTTCAATTAAATCAAATGTTGAATCAAACTTATTCATAGTATCAACAACAATTCTAATTCCTCTAACATATTGAAATTCACGATATGTAGTAATGTTATCTTTAATAAAATACTCTGGGGACGTAAAATCAGTAACAAAATTTGTTTCTTTAGTTAAATCTGAATTTGTTAATTTCCAACCATATTCAGGAATAAAGGTTTGATAAACGCTTGTTGTATTATTCCAAATATAATAAATGCCTTTATCTGTTGATGATGTTGCAAGCAAATAAGCATAGCCATCAATTGATTTACTTGGCAACAATGTTGTAGAAGATATCTTTTTAATATGAACAAACTTACTTTTATATTCAATTGGAACAATTAATCCATAGGACAACTCTACGTATCCATCTTCATTAATTATTGGAGTTGCATCATCTCTTAAGGAGTTAGCATTAAAAGTTTTTGCTGATACCCAAGAATTTCCAGATAGGTACTCTATTCTCCAGTTAATGGGAACTTGTTTATTGGAGTTTCCATAAAGTGGATCTGCAATACTTGCTGTTTCAGTTTTAAATGGACCTAAATTTTTAGTTCCAACATGTGTTTGCATTTTAACTATAAGTCTATTAGCAGGAACATTTTCTTTATATACTACAAAAGGCGACGCATCTTCAATTGGATATTGATTGTTTGCAGCAGTTTTTGATATACCACGCTCTGTTGTATTTGTAGATGCAACAGTTTCTTGTTCTGTTCTATAAGATGTCCAATATTTAAATTGATCATCTCGTGATGCCATGTAGTATCTTGGTCTTTGTGAAAATGAACTAATAGTACTAAATCGATTATCAACAAGTTCTTGATTTTCAATTAAATTAGTATTAAAATTATGAAGATATCTTCCTTTAATATAAAATGCTTTATTGATTCCAGATCTTGGACGAAAAGGTTTAATGCAATCTTCTAATGAATAAAGCATATTGTATTGTTCTGTAGTCTTAGAAAAAAATGATGGAAGTTCTTGATTGTCATATCCATTGTCAACTACAATGTCTGCATCTGTTGCTCCTGTATATAGGCCTGCAACATCATCTTTATCAAATGATAAGGATGCTTTTTTGTTATCTCTATTTCTATAATTACCTAATTTAAAAACATTATCTGGAACATTCATATTCCATTCTGCTAATACTGTTGCACGAGTTTGAAGGGTTGGAGAACTTTCTATATGGTTTTTTAATGTTGTATTTAAAAACATTTAAACTTCTTCCAACGATACCGTAATATCCCAAAGGTCATGATTGCTTTGTCCACGTTTAGAAACGGTATAAGAAAAATCAGAAACATAAACCTGAACAATTTGGTTATATTGTTCTAGATGTGTATATGGTGCTGAAGTTCCATCTTGTGTATAGTTATTAAACTTATCATAGGCTAGGAACATCCAAAATGGTCCCGTGTGGTTTTCATACCAGTCTAGCATTTCTACGCCTCCTGCACCACCGTCAGCAGTGTATTCAGGGGACTGTGTGGTTATTCCAGCAGTGTTTCCAGTGGTAGCCCAGTTTGGTATAGAAAAATAAGATCTTGATGGAAGGTTTTGCCAACTTACGCTTAAAGTGTTTTTATCAGCAATATGAAAAGACCTCATGTTACCATTTATCATTCTTGCTCTTTGTTCTCTTCTATCTGTTTTAAATTGAAGCGGACTGCGATTATGATCTGATAAAATTAAAAATTGGTTTAAATTACTGGTTTCTGTAGTATATGCTCCTATTTCAAATCCCTCTGGCACGTACATTCCATTTTGCAAAGTACCTGGATTTTCTGACCAAAGAATTCCTTGTGGTCTGGCATAACGTTTTCTTCCAGTCATATATTCTGCGGTAGCCATTAAAAACTCCTAAGTCTTTGATTATCAATTTGTTTAATTTGATTAATAACAGTACGTGCAATATCATTTGGATTCGCACCGCTATTACTCACATTAACATTAACACTATAATTATACAGGGTTTTGGAATTATTTACTGCGGTTTTTGACCCAGAGCCTGTTGATTTAAGAGAAGATGACATTCGATTTGGTAGTGAAAATGTTGGTGAATTTATAGCACTTAGTAGTGGGCCAAATGTTTGGGTTGCTTTTCTATTTACTACAAATTCTCCAGGAGTTAACATTGCAGGAACTGTATCAGTACCCTGAGCAAATCCACCAGCAGCCATATATTTAGGAACCATTCCACCCATTGCATACCCTGGAATATTCATTCCTTTTCCATATTGTTTTACAGCATCATCAATTTGTTTTTTATCAAATCCATATTTTAAAAGATCT